CAGCAGCTAAAACCTGAACAGTAAAAGTACTTGTATTACGTGCGGTACCTGTAGCTACAGATGTTAATGTAATATCCGCAGTTAAGTCTAAAGTAGCTGTAGCTGCGTCTGGAGCCGCTACAGTAAATTTTAGATAAAGGTCTTTTACTTCTTTTTCAAGAGCCTGCGTTTTATTAAAAATGCGTGAACCAAACGAACTCATGTTGTCCCCCTGGTTATTCTACTGAAGTATTTTTTACTTCAATTTTCACATAGAGTTTAGTGCCACTTGCAGGACTAGTTTCTGACGCGCCAGTGAGTGTAAAAATATTTATAATCTTAGTTGTGCTAACTGTTTCATCTTTAACTTGTACGCGAATGTCTTCTGCAGAGGTAGACTCAAACGTGCCTGATACACTTTTTAAAGATACATATTTATCTTGTAAAGTAATTTTGTAAAGTCCTGTAGAAGTCTTGCTAACTGAAGCAATACCTACGCCTTTAGTCATTGTTACTGCACCACTTGAGCCAAACGTCAATAGTACAAATAACTCTTTTACTTCTTTTTCTAATGCTTGTTTTCGGTTAAATCCGCGATTTGCCAATTTAAGTCTCCTTTTAGTCACGCAGACATGATTGTCTGGGTGCGTACTAGGGTTATAATGTTAGGGCCAAAAGAAAAGGGCCAGTTTCCTAGCCCTTCTCCACTCTTAATTTACTACTTGATACTAGTCAAGTTTAATATTTACGTTATAACCAGGTGCTTTGCAACCTAATTGAGCGTAATAACCAACTCGTACTTCAACTGCATCAGCAGTCGATTGACGAAGCATCTTAAGACCATCTGAGTCTAAGATACGTGGGCATTTGCCAAGTGAATACAATTTCCATGTGTCCATTTGGAGCAAGAATGCACGGTCAGAAGGACAGTTTTGGTCAGCGATAACCTTAACTGGACCTTTGGGGCCGTTAATCAGGATGCCACGGAAGTTAATAAACGCTTGACCAGTTTTCACTGCTTCTTCGATGTACTGAACTTTAGAGCCAAGGGCTTTTGCAAGTTCATCCCACTTAGAGAAACTCATGAAGCAAACGTCCGGGCTTGCGCCTTCACGTGCTGCTCTATGAATTCCACCAATAAGTGCTTCTTCGATAGGAAGAGCTGAACCATCATAACGGATACCGCCAAGGCGAGTAACGTCAGATGAGCGGTCAACTGTAAAAAATGCAGTTGCACCAGGAGCAGTACTTGGGAGCCAAGCAAGAAGACCTTTAATCTTAGATGCATGGTCACCTTCGTTGAAGATATAATCATCAGCAGCAACGCCAGCAGCAGCTGCGATAGCTGTCAATGCATCAACGGTCAATTCACCTGTGTCACGGTTTACAGCAACAACTGTTACTGTTCCAGCTTTAAGCGAACCAGTACCATCAGCAGTTGAAAATGCCAACTCTTGTCCAACTTCAAAGTTAGTTACATCTTCAGCATTTTTAAGCTGTAAAGATGTTCCTGTAACAGACGCGTTACACTGACCAACTGAACCTGAACCAGAACGATATAGAGATACTGCAAGTGAACGAGTAGCGCTATTAATAGCACCATCAATTTCAGTTGTAGCAGCTTCCATAAATGCATTTGCATCACCTTTAGAAGCCTCCAAAGTTTCGTTATCAATAGCGGCCACAGAATAATCGTGGTTTCTAGTTAATACGAAGTCCTTGATGACTGAACTAGTTGTTCGCGCCTGTGCAGTTGCAAAAGCAGCAGAACGGTTTTGGGGATTTCCTGTAATGATTGTAATAGGTAGATTTTTTCCACCGAAATCTTCCATTTTTGATACCATTGCAAGAAGAGGATTATTTCTATACACCATATTTTCAATACGGTCACTTGTATAATGCACCTTTAGAGCTGATGCAAAACTTGTTAAATCTAAAGCCATTGTAGGCCTCCATTAAATAAAATAAAATTTGTGTCCTTCGTCAATGCAGCTCGGACTTACTTGCATCTAGATTTTGCTCTACGCGTCAAACTTAATAAGCTTTGCAGCTTGTCTCTTTGACTCTTCATCACTTAAAAATTGTCCAGTAGTCGGCTGTACTTGCGTAGCACTATTTGACAGCGTTGTACTAGTCTTTTTTACAGGCGCAATCGGCGCTTGTGGCTTTGGTTCTTGGGTTTTTATTTCAGAAGCTCCCATAAGCTTCTTGATTTTTGCTAAACCAATTCGTTTCTTCGCTTGTTCCAGAAGCTCTTCCTCGGCGGCTTCTACGGCCTCTTTTATGTCCAGTACTTCACCAGTTTCCTGATAGTACGCATCTATAATTTCATAAACTGCTTCCACTCCATCTTGCCCTTCCGCAGCTACTAATTCAAAATCTTCTGCAGCCGAACTAATTTGGGTGGAAATCTTACCTTTAAATTCATTAACCAAGTTTGCAACGCGAGACTCTTCTTCTTTTTGTTCTCTCGCTGCAATTTTTTTATTTACTTCATCTAATTGTGAAGTATACTTACTTTCTAGTTCTTCCTTCATCAACTGCATCTGTAACTCAGGAGTAAGTTTCCCGTTGTTAAGTGCAATTTGAGTCAACGTTTCATAATCAACGCCCAATGACTTTAAAGTATTGAACGGGTCTTTGCGAATACGTCTATCTAAAGCCTCTTCTACTACTGGAGCAGGCTTTGATGCCTCACTTGCTGCCAATTTAGCATCAAGTTCTTTCATACGAGTATTCAGACGTTTTTCTGACTCTCGAATGGCTTTTTCTTTTCGTGAGAGTGCGGCAAATTTTGTAGCAAACCGTTTATCTTCTTCAGTTTGAGGTACTTCTTTAGGTAACTCTTCTTCAACTACCTTCGGAACTTCTTCTACTGGAGCTGCCTCTAAATTTTCAACTGCTTCTTCTACTGGTGTAACGGGCGCTTCTGGTACAACGGGTGTTTCTACTACTTCTGCCATGTGACTCCTCACGTTTTTGTGGTTATCCACGCCCATATTTAAGTACTTGATAGGTCGGGCCAACCTATCACATAGTTATCTTGTTAGGTCTGTGGTATTTGCGTACCAGTTCCTGGAGCCATTACAGCTTCATTCGGATTAGCAGGCGGCGGCTGTAACATAGTTTTATCCGGTGTATTTGGCGGCGCGTCCTGCGGTATATTCTGTGGCTGACTCTGTGGCATATTTTGTTGTGCCATGTTGCTAGCCGTTTGTTGAGCCTGTGCAGCCATTTCCATTTTAGTTCGCTGCTCATTAATAGCTGCAGTTTCAAGCATGCTATTAGCATCAGCCATCCAACGTCTAAGTAAATCTAGTTTATCCTCAGGCACACCTTGCGACCTAAACATTAGGTATGCTTTCTGCAATTTCTGTATTCCATATTCCAAATCTTGGTATGGTTCTGGAGTAGTGTACTCAGAGTCCTCGATTATCTTCTCAATAACCATGTCAATATCTTCTCCAGGAGCCGTTTCAAAGTTATAAAAACCTTGAAGGTCTGGAAAATCTAATAACTTCATCGCGTCTTCTTTAGAAACAAATCCCGCTTGTATTAATTCCTGCACATCTTGCAAGCGACCAGATGGTGTAGACGATAAGGCAGAGGTGGGGAAGAGAGACATAACATACTGGTCCTCTTCCATATCAACTTCTTTCCATTTAATGGTCTTCAAAAACTTACGACCTTTAACTTTTACGGAATAGGCTCCATCTAACTCAGTATCTAAGTCCTTTGCTAGGTCAATCATAATTTTACCAGAGTCCATGAATACTTTTTCATATCGCTGAGCAACGGACATGAAACGTTCGGTCTCTAAATCATTATATTCTCTAAGCGCTTTACCTGAATTAAGACCTCCAGGTTTCTGTGCGGTAGCTGATAACTGACTTATTCCAGCAATCTCGTAGGACCGTTGGTATAGGCGGTCTAAATGAGAAAATAACTCAGGTGGAATAGTACCTAATTGGCCGTGCGTAGGTGGAGTACCTGCATATTTAATAATAGCACCTATCTTATTGTCCAGGTGAGAACTTATAATCTTAGAACTAGCCTCGACAAATACTTTAGGTACGGACACGAGATGCATAGAAACTTGAATAGTCTTTAAAATTTTATTAATCTCTAATTGTAGACCTGCCAACTGTTCAGCTAGTCCCTGACCAAAAAAACCTAGAGGTCTAATTCCCCATCTCCAGAAAACAAAGGGAAAGTAGTCTTTTTCATATGACTCTTCTAGTAAAGTTTCATTTTCAATTGTAATAGTATGCAGACCATCATCGGCGTCTGGTCCCGAACGTTTGTGCCAGGATTCGATTACAAGAACCATGTCGGTATTACCCAGAGATGGCATGCCGTAAGAGATTAGTGAAGTCTTACCTGCTAAATCAATAGCAGTTTTAAACTTAGGAAACATGTCTTTGAGTACATCTTTGTGAATCATCTTGTGTTGGTGCATTTGACGGGGTTCACCATAGAATGATTCTTTATCATCTATAACGATTTCGTCAACAAATATCCGTTCAACTTCAATTTTTCCATTTTGAGTAAATACCTTAAGAACTCCCGTACCAAAGATACAGGAGTCTAGAAATGCACGGGCAGCTTTTTCATAAAAATCTACTGCTTGGAACTGTCCTTCTAAAAACTGTGTTAACTTTTTAGCACGACTCTGTTGACTCCAATTACCACCCTCAGTTAGGAAGGTAGGTTTTGGCTTATTTTTAGCAATCTTGGATACAACGGTGTCAATCATGCTCTGAATTATATTTAAGGTAACTCTATTAAGTACGGGGTTGGTAGTTTCTGCCCTTGCACCATGATACGCACGTAAACCATATAATTCTTGTGAACCATATAGCTTCATATGCTTGAAATTATCAGCTTGTCTATAACTTTGTTCAGTATTTAGGAAGCGTATATAAGGAAATATAGCTTCATGGGCCTTGTTCTTCTCTAATTTCCACCAATAATAATTTACATTATCCATTTATACCTTAGTTTGTTACACTCCAATATAGGTCTTTGTCATCTTCTTCAGTATCTGGAGTTAGTTTAGTGCTTATAGCATCTACTTGGTCAGTTTCTGCTTGTTTTTGGAGTTTTTGGCTTAATTTAGGAGGATTTAACTCCGGTATGAATGCAAGGTCGCTAATTTCTATCTCAACGTTATCGACTTTGACTCGCTTTACGTGATTTTTAGTGGCCCACGTAACAAATGCCTTTAGTTCTCTCACTGATTTGAACATAAAACCTCGCTTTTCTATTAGTTACAATGTTAGTTGGGGCTAATA